TGTCGGCGGGACACCACCATCACCTGGGGGGACATAGCCCCCTCCCCCCGTGCCCGGCGCAGGCACATAACCGTCTCCACTGGAAGGATCACTCGGGTCGTCTCCGAATCCGTCCGGAAACTCGCCAATCGTCCCACCGTCTTCAACGCTATGGCCCGGAGAGGTTGACCAGTCGTTCCGCGGTGGGCGACCAGTCGGCGGAATAGGCACTTCGGTCTCATCGAGCGGCGGCTCTACTGCAGGGGGCAGAATGGTAGGGATGGGAAAGCTCACGGTCCCCGACAGGGTGTCCAGTTCGTCCACCAGCTCGGCGCGCATCTGCACGGGTTGTCTGCGGTTGACCACGAAGGTGGTGTCTGCCGCGGAGACAAAGGTCAGGTCCTGCTGGGGGTTATCTGTCTTGATGTAATCCTTCCCGTCGGGGAAACTGACAGGAACCTCTTGGCCAGTCTTTGCGTTGATGACCTTGAGCGTGTTCCCGTCGGCCAGGACAGCATATTGCTCGTCGGCGCTGCGATCCACCAGGTGTTGTGCAACACTGGCTGTGTCAGCGGCGAACACCTTTGCCAGCTGCTTGGTGCCGGGGCGCTTGCGAAGGCCCCGTGCGGGGTCGCTCACCGCGTTGATCTGCGTCGTGGCCTGTGAGGGGTGCCGCAGTGCGGCGGGTTGCTGCGAGACACCATTATAGAGTTGGTGGATCGCCGCCGAGAGCATGCTCATGGCTTATCTCCTTGTGGTTGCCTGCCGGATCTGAGTGTTGTTCTCCAGCACGTTGTAGTCGGATGTCGATGAGTCATACTCATAGAGAAGCCCCAGCGCCATGCGCTCGTCGTCCTCTGAGAGTTGCTCGATGGTCACCGAGCCCAGGCGGTCCCGCTGGAAGCGGCGTGCGGCTCTGATCATGATGTAGTTCTGCGCTGCGTAGGGCAGCAGATGGAAGGGGTACGACCAGGTCACATCGGCCTTGACGGGCTCCGTGAAGACATACGAATGGGCGTCCTTGTCGTAGAGCAGGCCCGCGCGCTGGATGATGTTTTTCCCCGTGTCTGAGGCATCAACGGACAGTGCGTTATCCGGCACCCGGATGCGGCTGTCTTCTTCAAGCGAGAGCGGGTAGTCCTCGTCGGTGTTGAATCCCCAGCCCAGTGCGAGCACTTCCAGCGTGACCTGACTCAGGATCTCGCGGGCGTCGATGACTTCGGGAATGGGGGCGGTAACATCGGTGACTGGAGCCTCTCCGATGAGCGCCAGCATGCGATTGACCGCACGGAGTTCAGTTAGCATTAGTAGGCTCCTGTAGAAGTAAAAAATAGGGGACAAAGAGCATGTAGCCCTCTGCCCCCTATTGGGTGCCCTCCGCCTTCTTATTGTTGTTATACGGCGGTCTTACGGGCGTTGGTTGTTACGGCGTCGGCACATCAACGTTGAGCTCGACCGCGCCTTCCGGACGGTAGACACCACCACCGTAGGCGTAGGACGTGGCCAACAGCTCGCCGTACGAATCGCGCTGCGGCACGAAGCGGACATCGAGATCGATGGCGGTCACGGTCGCGACGGTCTGGTTGCTCGACACGATGGCAGCCGTACCAGAGTAGTCGCCGCGATACTTCGCGAAGACGGTATCCGGATCCATGCCAGCCGCGGTGATCGCGGTGTCATCGGTCAGGTCCTCGGAGGGCAGCGTGTTGATCGCCTCGATGGCCACACCACCCACGCGCGCGATCACGCCATTGGCGTACGAGCCTTCGCCACCCCAGTCACGGTTGATGGTTTCCTTGGCCATGACCAGGAGCGATTCCTGAGCCGGGGTGATGAACGCGGTCACCGAAGACGGTGCGACGTTCTTGTCCTTGAGGATGGTTGCAGCGACGAAGATGCCTTTGGCCAGCGCCGACGCGTCGGTGCGGAAGCCCGCATCGAACAGACGACCGCCACCGGGCATTTCACCAGGCATGATGCCTTGCGAACGCGCAGCCTTGATCATCAGGCGCAGGATGGTCTGGTCCTTCAGACGCGCCAGCTCGATGGCTTGCTGCTCGGCGTAGATCCCGCGGGATTCCACGTCAGCCAGCATCTCGTCGAGCTCGTCGATGAAGACGCCATGGTAGAGGCGCTCATCGAGGCTGATGGTCAGCTCGGTGCGCTTGATTTGCTTCGGCACGATGCGCTCGCCTGCGCGATGCACCGTAGCGCCATTCGCACCACCGAAGACCGGAAACTTGTAGGCCTTGCCGCTGGTGAGGGTCTTGTTGACGTGCTTGCCGGCGGTCACGACGGCGTTGTGAAACTTGGTCAGCACTTCGGCTGCGTAGAGGTCACGGTGAAGGGCACGTGCGTCGCCGTCCGCCATGTTCTGGCCGATGAGGTTGACCGGGGTCCAGTTCTGAGACATGTGTCATATCCTTATAGTTGTTGTTATGGGATCGGCATGTCTTCCCGGTTACCCGGTCCGACTGTTCGCTCACGTGGTGGCTCACGTTTGCATCACTTCGGTCAGCCACGATCCGAAGCAATAGGGGGGGNGTCCCCCAGGCGTTGCACCCGGGGGACGGCCTGCCGGAAAAAGGAGGGAAACCGGCAGGTTGGTGGATGCGGTGAGCTTTATATGGCTCGCTCACCAAAGCCCCTGGCTCTTATGTCAGCTCAGGTATTCGTCAGAGGGCGAAGCGGCGGTTCGCCACCTTGCGTGCTACGTCCTCTGTGTACTCACGGTCCCGGCCATAGCGTGGGTCGCTCATCGCCTTCATCATGTCGGACTTCGTTGCGAAGCCTTTACTGGCGGGCGCGGGGTTGTTGCCTGAGATCAGCCGCGCGGGCTGGCCATTGGCCTCGTTGAAGCGGCTCTTGAGCCATTGCACCGCGAGCGCCGCCGACTCGGCAGACAAAGCCACCTGGTCGTTGTAGGCCTTGAGCTCCTTCTCGGAGAGGTTCTGCGACGCCCACTGGCTCAGCTGCTGGTAAGCCTCACGGCCGCCCACAGAGGCCAGCACCTGCTCTTCGCTGGTCGTGCGTTGCAGCTTGACCCCTTCGAGGTAGGTATCAACCACGTCCTTGGGCAGGTTGTGCTTCTCTGCCAGCGCCTTGTAGGACGCCTCGGAGAGCTTGCCTGACTGCTCGAACTCGGCCACATAGGCGGAGAAGTCCGTGCCGGTCGGAGCCTGTTGGCCACCTTCAGGGGTCGTAGGCGTCTCAGGTGTCTCTGGTGCCTTCGGGGGATCCTGGGGGCCCTTGGAGCCCTCCAGTTCTGCCAACCGGGCTGCCATCCCTTCGTAGTTCACCTGGCCCGTCTTGGGGTCAAAGAACGCCTCAGGGACCCACTGGGGACGCTCATGGAGAGCCGGCGTGGAATCGTCATCGGTCGTGCGGACCTTGCGGCCCTTCTCGACCATCTCCTGGAGCTTGGCCTGCTCGTCGATAGGCTTGCCGTTCTCGTCGAGTTCAACGCCACCATCGGGGAGGTTCGTGTCGAGTTGCATGACTTAACCTCCCCAGGCCAGGATACCCGACGCGGTGCGGTAAAAGCCCGGCGGGAGCACTTCAGGTGCAACACTCACCGCGGGCGTAGCCTCTGCGGCGGTAGACAGGATCACCTCCTCGGTTGTCGTCGGTTTGGTTGTCTTAGCGCTCGTGCGCGCCTTGGGTTTTACGGCATCGGTCATAAGGTCTCCTTATTGTTGTGGCATCATCGAGGAGGCGACCTGCTGGACAAGGCCAGGGCCTGCTTGCTCGGTGATGGACTGCATCATTGCTTGGGTCTGCTCCTGCTGGAGCTCTTCGCTGGACTTCACCAGATCCGTCGTGTCGATACCGCGGCTCACGGCCAGACGCATCACCAGCTCACGCGGGTTCAGCATGCTGATCGCAGGGCCACCGAAGGCCGCCACGTCTGACAGGAAGAGCTGCAGCTGGTCGATGTCCTGCCCGCGTCCGAGCGCTTCCAGACCGGTCACGATCTTCACGCTCACAATGTTCTTGGGCAGCGTGGGGAGCTTCTTCTTGCGTTCAAGCAAGGTGCGGTAAGCACGAACCACCGGTAGCTGGAACTCCTGGGACATCAGCGAATACACACCGCCCAGGCCTTCTTCGAGCTCGCGCGCCATGACACGGATCTCTTCTGCGGTCACCCGCTCGCCCGAGCGCTGGATGGCGCTGTGCATCAGGAACGCGTAGGACAGGCGGCTCTGGATGTCATGGATGACTTCAAGACCCACCCGCATGTCGGCAGCCTTCTCCGAGCGCAGCACCGTTACGTCGGCCGCGTTACCACGCAGCACCGCACCGTTCTTCGCGCGTTCGAGCTGGCGCGGCGTCACCATCGAGCCGGGGGCCGTGAAGTAGATCCGGCGGGCATCAAGCACAGCGCCGTCGTTCAAGGCCTTCATGTGCGTCTCAAGAGACACCAGGTCACCCAGGTATTCCTCGACGTAGCTGCGGCCGTAGTGCTCCCCGTCAATGGCCGAGTAGCGCATCGACAGCAGCGGTAGAGCCTCGGGCGTATAGCGTCCTTCCGAGCCTGGCACCGTCAGATCATTGATCTCCTGCCAGACGTGGTAGCGTCCGTCCTCGCGCAGCTCGTAGCACGTGAAGACATCCACATCCTCGCTCTCGGGCGTGGGCGCGCCATCTGGCTCCTTGAGCTGGCATGCGGCACGTGTCTCTTCATCGAGCGTCAGCGGCGAGACTTGCTCGCGGATGATCACTTCGAGCAGGGTGCCGGTGCTGTCCAGTCGTTGTACAAAAGTGTCCAGCTTGTAGACTCGAACAAGTTTGTCATCAACGATATGGAGCAGCACCGTCCCGCAGACGATGAGCTGGCGCACGGCCTCGTTGGCCTTGTTGCGCAGCTGTGAAGACTCGATATGGGTGTGCAGCGCACGGTCGTATTTTGCCAGGCTGTCCTGGATGTCGGCCTTCTCGCCTGGGTTCCCCGCCAGCTTGCGCAGCGAGATCTCATCGATGTCCGTGCGAAAGAAGGGCCTGTTGGGCGGCATCAGGGCCAGCACCAGCTTGCTCGTCAGATGGTTGACCAGCCGTGCACCCAGTGATTGGTTCCCAATGGTGAGCGCTGTGTGAGCCGTGGCCCCCTCCGGCGGCATCAGGGCCGGGATGGTTACCTTGGCGTTGTCCCGCGCGCGACCCAAATAGGGCTGGCGAGCGGATTCGAGCTTGCGGTAGCGGGAGGCAAGGGGTTGTTGTGCATGTGTCATGCGCCACCCCGCTCGATACGCAGCGACGCGAAGCCGGACTTCTCCCCGGGCTTACGCTGGTAGGCGCTGTTGGCCATGATGGGCGCCGCAGCCGTGGCAGGCGCAGAAAGTCGGCCCAGCTGCAGATCCTTCACGGTGGTGAAGTTGCCCTGGGTCCGCGGGGCGCTCGCTTGTTGCTGCTTGATCAGCAACTGCTGCTTGCGGTAATACTCGTCAGCCGCGGTGCCCCCCATGGAGGGCGTCAGCGCGCTGAGTTTGGATGCGTCGCACATGGCGTCTCCTTTTGTTGTTGTTTTTGTCAGAGAGGCCGTGCGGCCTTATTCTTCGGGGTCTTCGTCCGGCGGGGACAGGTCCACGTTGAGCTGGGCGTCATGCGCCATGGCGATGAGCTGATCCACCAACGCGCGCTTGCCCGCGTACACCCATATGGCCCGCTCGGTGTCCTCGACCTGCGGGCAGCGGTGCGGCACGGCGTGATTCAGGAACTGGATGAGCTCTGCGGTGTATAGAGGAATTTTATTCATGTATAAGCGTCTCCTTCAAAGGGGGGCTTTTTGTTTAAAATCAATGACTTACGTGATATGCGAAAAGCATAAAAAAAAAACACCCGCCGCCCGTCGGGAAGACAGGTAGCAGGTGTTTCACGCCTCAGGGTTGAGGCTGCCAGAGCATGATGCCCAGCTCGTCGTAGTTCTCGTATCGCAGGATCCTGGCCAGATGTGCCTGGGTGAGGGCGAACTCACGGGGCAGCGAGTACTTCTCGTAGGTCTCGAAGATCGCCTCTTCCAGTTGCTTTCTCCAAGGGAGCCCCTCGACGGGATTGTCAAGGACCTGTTGGATGAGCTTCTCGGCCTTCTTGGGTCCGATCCCCGGGACACCTGGGTAGCAGTCTGTGGAGTCCCCGGTGAGCCACTGGGTGTAGAACTTGATGTCACCTTGGGACACCGACACGTCGATAACCCCTCGTTCAGCCCTCATCGGGTTGAAGAGCTTACCGGGGATCTGTTCGAGGTCCTTGTCGATGGACACGATGATCCGGGTCTCCTCGTTCTGAGGTTCGGTCGACAGGATGCCCAGGGTGTCGTCGGCCTCCAGTTCATCCCGCAGGTCCACCTCGTAGTTCGCCACCAGCCAATCCTTTACCTCATCGAGCAGCGGCGGTCTCTCCGTGGGGCGATCCCCCTTGTATGTCGGAAAGAGCTTCTTGCGGAAGTTCGCACCCGACGGGGGCGACAGACATATGGTCATCTTGTCTGACTGAAGATGGTTACGTAGCCACTCGTAGTGGTCCTGGATGTAGGCGATGGCTTCAGCAAAGGTCACCGGGGTGCCGTCCTCATGGACCCGCCGGCAGGCCTTGTGGTAGCTGATGTCGCCATCTACAAGTAGATGGATCAGTTTGTGATTCACGGTCTCCTCCTTGCTCCGGGAGGAGCTACAGTTTGATGGGATTGCAGTGGATGAGCCCTGCGTCGCGAAGCTGCTTGAACTCGTGCAGGATGCGTGCGGCGTGTAGCGTCGAGAGACTGTCGCGGTTGTCCGTGACCCCGTTGGAGGTCGCATGGACCTGAAGACGGATGCCCTTCTCGGTGTCTTCGATGTAGAGCGTGTATCTCATCGGTCGGCCTCCAGTTGGCGGGCGTAGCCCACACAGACAAGCAGGCTCTCCTCGTAGGCGCGGAACACCTCGACCGCCGACGCGTCAGCAGGCAGCACCTCGACGGGGAGCACAGGGCGTGTGATGGGCGTGAGCGGGCGCTCAACATAGACGGTGCGAATCTGCTGGGCAGGGGACGCACAACCCACCATCACGACACCCAGGATGAACGCCAGAAGGGTGAGGCGGATTACTGCTGTGACCATAGCGCGCGCAACTCCTTGGCGGTCTCTTGGCCCCGTTGGGCGATGGCCTCCAGGGTGTTATCCACCTTGTCGGATCGCTTCTTGGCCAGGACTTGTTGGGTTGTCTTGCCGAGAGCCTGGATGGTCTTCTCGGCGGCCTTTTGCTTGTCTTCGAGCGACGTGTTGAGCGCCTCCAGGGACTCGATCTGCAACTGCATCTCGACGATCTGGCGGTCCATCTCGCGCAGACCCCGCTCTTGATCGTCAATGGTCGCGTGGGCAGACCACAGGGCCAGCAGCAGCACTGCGTAGCCCCCGAGCACCACGAACCAGCGGTAGGGCAGGAGGGCGGCCATCATTGGAAGAGCTCCTTGCGGATACCTTCGACGAGCTCCCGTTGCAGGCGCTCCTGCACATACTTGTAGGGGATGTCACGCGCCATGAGGCCGTCCATCTCCAGCTTGGTGCAGAGAGTGCGCCCGTCAATGAACACCTCCAGGTAGCCCAGGTAGGGGTCACCCCCCTGACTCAGCGCGAAGGGGTTGTAGAGGTTCTTCGGGGCGCTTTTCATCGGTCCCCAGTACATCATCGTGACTTTCAATTTCATCTCCTTGTAGATAAGTTTGGGCGTGCGAAAACGCCGCGTAGAAACGCGCCAGCTGCACCAGCTCCTCGGCCGAAGCGTCGGACTTGAGGCGGTTCGCGCGGTAAGAGACAACAATGGTGTTGCGCTTCGTGTAGCCTTGCAGCGGGTCCGCACGATCAAGCGAAGGACTGTGATCGCTAGGGGTGTCAGTGCCAAAGACCAGCGGGATGCCAAGGACCGGGCAGTAGTGCGGGATCACGATGTCTTCCTCCGTGAGGGTGAAGATCAGGCCCCGCTGCCGCGCGCGATACCGCGCCCACCG